TTGGCGAGGACGTCGCCAACCACGTCAGCGATCGGCAGGAAAACACGTATCAGGACACGATAGAGGAGGAACGCCGGTATCAGGAACGTGTTTGGACGCAGGCGTTCCGAGAGGTCGCCCGCCGCCACCCTGAACTCGAAACCGATGGCATCGAGGTCAAGATACAGCCGAAGCGCGAGGATAGCCCCATCAAGTCGCTGTCGGAGGAGGAGGTCAACAAGATCGAGACCTACAGCAAGGCGCTCAAGAACCTGTATCCGGCGGGTCCGTCGGCGAACCTCGGCAACGACGTCATCCGCGAACTCATCCTGCGCCTCCCCGAGGAAGACCGCCAAGAGGCGGCTTCGGAGTTCGCCGAACAGTTCGACGACGAACGCGCTGAACAGATAGAGGAACAGTTCGAGGTTATGCAAGACATTGGCGAGGAGGCTAACTAATGTCCGCGGCGGCGCACGACCACGGTCACAACGAAGCCCTCGCCCAAGCACCCGCCGACGTCGACCCGACGCGCACCAAGACCCTCCGGCGTCGGTACTCACAGAAGCTCCGCGGCGGATTCGCCCGCATCGTGACACCGATGCGCGAAGGCGTCGCCGAAAACGACATCTTCGGTCTCAAAAAGTCCCGCCGCGAGTCACTTGTCGCGCCACCGGATAACCGCGTCTTCCGCTTCTCCGCCGAAGCCGACCGCATCGACGCCTTCAACGACTGGCTGGAGCAGGCGCACGAGGAAGAGGTCTTGTCGGTCATATCAAAGGACGGCAACCAGTTCGTCCGAAGCGCCTACGGACGTGGAATCAAACACGCCGACGCGAGACTCAAAGAGGCGGGCGTCGATGTCCCCGACGAGGACCTGCGCCAAGTATTCAACAAACCCATCCACCGCGAGAAGCTACAGACGCTTTTCGTCAAGGACTTTCGCGCGCTCGAAGGCGTCACCGACGCCGTCGAAAAAGAGACGACGCGGATTATCGCCGAAGGGCTGACCGAAGGCGTCAACCCCAACGAGATGGCGCGACGCATCACGGACCGCGTCGACAAGATAGGCAAAACGCGTGCGACGACACTTGCCCGAACGTCGGTTATCGACGCCCACGCCGAAGCGACGTTGAACCGCTATGACCGGATGGGTGTCGAGGAAGTCGGCGCAAAGGTTGAGTTCCAGACGGCGGGCGATACGCGAGTCTGTCCGATATGTGCCTCGCTCGAAGGAACGACGCTGAAAATCGCAGAGGCGCGCGGGATGATACCTCAACATCCACGGTGTCGTTGTGCTTGGCTACCTGTAACTAACTGAGTGATACCATGACAGAAGACGAAATAACACAGACCGAAAGCGGCGTCGCCGTCCTCGCCGAAGGCTTTGACGAAGGCGACGGGTCGTTCGTCGTCTCCGGCGTCGCGTTGGGCGCGGGCGACGTGACACATGGACAGTCCGGCGTCCCGACGTTTTGGTCGTCGGATGTCCTCCGACGCGCCGCCGAGAAGTTCGAGGGCGCACCGATTGCTAAAAACGACCACTCACCGGATGAACAGCCCAACGCCGACAACGTCATCGGCGAGGTCACAGAGGCGCGCTATGAGGACGGCGTCGGCGTCGTCTTCCGAGGCGAGATAATTGACGGCGATATAGCGCGCAAGATAGACGAAGGACTCCTTGATGTCTCGCCGGTCATGGCGCGGGAACTCGCCGACGAAGAGATTGAGGTTAACGGCGAACAGGTCGTCCCCGCCGAGTCAATCCGCGATGTCCGCGAGGTAGGCGTCGTCATGCGTGGCGCGGCTCCGTCGAACTCGATAACGACGGGCGAGGCGGCACTGGCACGCGAGGCGCTGTCACAAGCGTTCGCGTCTGGCAACGAATCCCTCGCCAGTATCAACGGCACGGAGATAGACCTGTCACCGCCCGACTCGATGATAAACGCCGCCGAAGCCGCCGCTGAAGCCGGACGCGAAGGACTCATCCCGTCGGACTGTGGCACGGGCGTCGGAGACCGCCGTCGTCAGCAGATACTCAACGCCGCAGATGGGGGCGAACTCTCGCCCGACGTGGTGCGTGAGATTGCGTCCTACCTCGTCTCGCACGAGGAGGACGTCACCGCCTCCGGCACGCCGCCGAACTGGTCTGAAGAGGAGTGGGGCGATTGCGGGAACGCACAGTATGCGAAGTGGGGCGGAACCGGAGGCGGCGAACCGATGGGCTGGGCGATGCGCCGCGTCAACGAAATCGACGAAGCCCGCGGCGACGAACCGACTTATCCTGAGGTCATGTCGGAAGCACTCGCCGAACTGTCGGAACTGTCCGACGGGACGAAAGTCTCTTGGGGCGCGTCCGGCGGTCCGGCTTACGGCATCGTCCGCGACACGATAGAGGACGGACAGTACGACGACGAGATTGACGGCGACGTCGTCGTCAACGCACCGGCGGCGCTCATCGACACGCACCTCAACACCGACGGACCGGAGGAGGCGACGGGTGCGACCGTCGCCCACAAGCCGGATACGCTGTCGGTTATCGAGGAGTTCCCGGCGTCACAGACCGACTCGGAGGCAAACGCTTCGGCGACCGATGACGGCGCGGACGCGACCGATGCGCCAGAGGAAACCGACGAAGCCCTCGCCGAAGTCGCGGGCGTCATATTTGACGACACCGCGTCCGGCGACTTGGACGAGTCCGAGATACCGAACGAGGGTTACCAGTCACACTACCTGTACCCAGGTGAGACCAAGACCGAGTCGAGTTATGCCGTTGTCGATGGGGACGGTAACCTCCGACGCGGCAACGTCATTTCGGCTCACAGTCTCGGATGCCGGGGACGATGCGACGACGCCGACGAACACGACCGGCGCGTCACCGAACTCGCACGGCAGTTCGACGACGTGCCGGAGTTTGCACAGGAAGAAGCTAATTCTGAGAACGAAACTATGGGAGAAGACGACATCAACCTATCCGAAGAGGAGCACGAGCTCCTCTCGGAGATACGACAGTACGACGACCCCGAGGTAGTTAGCGCCGACGAACGCGAGGCGCTACGCGACGAGGTAGCGACGGCGAAGGACGCCTACGCGGAAGTCCTTGCCGACGAGTGGGGCACAGATAGCGAAAAGATAGCGGAAAACTTCGGCATCGAGGCGCTACGCGAGGAAGTCGAAGGACTCGGCGAGGAGGGCGACGACGGCGTCGAGGCACTCACGCAGAACCCGGAGACGGGCGACGTCGAAGAGACGAACGGCGAAACCGGACTCGCCGCCCTCTCCGAGGACGAACGCGCCGAAGCCGAAGACCACATCGGGGCGCTTGAACAGATAGGCGAACCATCGAACAAACTCGCCAAGAACGAACGCAAGCGCCGCGTCGAGGCACTTTCCGACCTCACCGGCTACGACGCCGAAGAGGTCGAAGTGGAGGTTCTATAAATGACGCTCAAGCCAGGACAGCACTACATCGGAGGCGGTTGCACAGTCACGTATGAAGCAGGCGAGACGGTATCGCCCGGCGACGTCGTCGGCATTGACGGCGGACAGCTTCGTGCGGTAAACAGCGGCGACGGATCGCCCAACGCCATCGGCGTCGTCGGAGACGGAGGCGGCGCGGACAGCGGCGAGGACTATCAGTCCGGCGACGAAGTACCCGTCCACATCGAAGGCGCAGGCGTTGTCGTCAGCGTCGCGTCCGGCGTATCGGCGGGCGAAGAACTCGGACCGTCGGCGACGGACGGCGAACTCGCCGCAGGTTCCGACGGGTTTGAAGCACTCACCGACGAGGGGGCTGTCGCCGGTCTGTCGTCGAACGAGTCCGTCCCGACCGGACACGCCGTCGTCAAGCTACCTTAACAGTACATAGGAGAACACAAAAATGCCACAGCAGATCATCACACAGGAAGCCGTTGAGGACACGCTCGAAGAGCGCCTACAGGAACAGCTTGTCTACCGACAGGCGTTCCGCGACCTCGACGCGACCAACGTCAACAGCAACGTCATCAAAGTACCGAACCCCGCGGACGCGCTGGCGGAACCCGCGGCGATAGAACCGACGGGCGAGTACCCCTCGACGCGTGAGGAGTACGAGAAGATAAGCATAGAGCGCCAGAAGTACGGCGAGATGATAGCGGTTCCCGAGGAAGACGTTATGGACAACGTCTTCGACCTCGTCGCCGACCACGTTGACCTCGCCGCCCGCGAGATGGCGGAGTTCCTTGACGGGCTGGCCTTCTCGGAACTTTCGGCGAACCTCAACGCCGCCGGACCCGTCAGCGACAACAACAACGACAACCTCGTCTATGACGACATACAGGAAGGCGTCCGCGTCCTCGAAGAAAACGACGCCATGCCGGACATCGCCTTCTTCGGTCCGAAAGGTAAGGCGGACATCCTCAAGTATCTCGCGGACCGCGGTACGGACCTCGGAGACGAGTCCGTCGAAACGGGACAGTTCGGCGCGTTCGCCGGACTCGACTTCCTGTTCTCGACGACCGGGGACCTTAGCGCCCACGACTGCATACTCGTGGACTCGGACCGATACGGATACGAGGCGACGTTCACACCCGTTGAGACGGAACAGAAGGACGTCTTCGAAAACGACACCGAGAAGTACAAGGTAAAGACCCGCAAGGGCTTCAAGGCGATAAAGTCCGAAGCCGCCGTTAAGGTCCAGGGCTGATAGATGGCGACTAAGCGCGACCGTCAACGGCGGGCGCGCGCCGAAGGTCAACGCCGCCGCATAATCCGTCTCCTCGAAGAACTCACAGAAAAAGACGCGAAAAAACAGTGCCGGAAGTGTGGCGACTGGTACGATAACCTAAGCGCGCACTCACCGCACTGTGACGGACCGGAGGACTAACCCATGCCCACAGCGACACCCGACGACGTCGAAGGCGTCATCGATACGGCGTTGGAAAGCGGCGAGATACAGAACTATCTCGAAGACGCGGAGTTTGAAGCGCGGCAGGCGATAGAGGAATACGCCGACGAACTCACGACGATAGAACGCAGGCAACTCGAAAAGTACCTCGCCGCACTCCGTATCGCCGAAACGAAAGACCGCCGCGTCTCCGAGGACACGGTCGGGGACTCATCGATGACCTACGAAGCCTCGACGGTCAAGACGCTCCGGTCACAGGTCCACGCCCGCGACCCGTCGAACAGTCTCGCGTTTACAACCGACGGCGACGGGCGGCACATATCCACGACATCGTAATGGCAGGCTTAGAACTCCTCGGAACGGCGGCGACTCTCGAAGCCTTGGACGATCTCAAAGACTTCGCGGGCAAGGCGGAGTACGTCGTCGGCACGAACGTCGAATACGCTGTTTACGTCGAGTTCGGGACGTCAAAGATGCAAGCACAACCCTATCTTCGCCCCGCCGCCGAACGCGTCATGGAACAGGAGGCGGACGCGATAGCGGCCGACGCCGAAAGCACCGAGGAAGTCGTCAAACGCATCGCCCTCGCAATAGAGCGACACGCAAAAGAGGAGGTCCCCGTCGACACCGGCAACCTCCGCGGGTCAATTGAGGCTGAAAAGGTATGAGAGACAGACGCAAACGCACCGCCCGGCGTTCGCTACGACGCCACGGACAAGATGTCGTCATGGTCACGCGCGCCGTCACCGGCGAGGACGACTACGGCGACGAAAGCATCAGCGAGTCAACCCAGACAGTCACGGCACGCGTCGTCCGCCGCAAATCGTCCCAACACGCCGCCGACGCCGCGGGCGAGTACGTCAACGCCGACGTCGAGATACACGTCTCCGGCGAGTACGACGTCGACGAAACACCGCCGGAAACCCTCTTTCGCGTTGACGACGTCGAGTACGAAGTTATCCGCGCCGACGACCAAGACAGCGGCATCATAGTCGCGGACTGCAAGAGGAGGACTTAGATGCCACAGCCCAAAATCGCCGCTAAGATAATCCTCGACGACGAGTGGACGCCGTCGAATACGTCCATATCGTTCGCGCCTGCGATACATACGGGGAACTACGACCAACAGGCGGAGGAACCACAGATAAGCATAACGACAGTCTCCGAAACCG